TCAACGACGCTTGGTCGCGGCCTCGTAGCTGTCACGCTGCGGCAGCGCTCGAAGGACACGCATCAGGGCCGCGCAGCCCACGCTCAGTCCCGCATAAGCGGCCAGCAGGACGATGACATCGATCAGAGTGATCATTGACCCCTCCACTACACCCTTCGTCGCGACGGTGGGCCTATTGCAAGGCGGCTTCAGTGGTATTTCGCACACATGAGGAAGATCACGCCTGAACTTCTGATGACCAAAATAGGTGGTTGAGGGGGTCTGCGAGTATTGTCCCGGGCATGGGAATTTTCTCTCCTTCGCAACCCACCCCCTACGTGCCGCCGCTGCCTGCAGCGCCGCCACCGCCCCCGACACCCGTCGATCCGGCGGCCGAAAAGGCCGCGGCCGAGACCAAGGCACGCTATGCGGCGGCCGGCGGCTATGGCGGCACGCTCCTGACGAGCGGCCAGGGCGCCGGCGGCATCGCCGGCGTACAGGGCAAGACCTTGCTGGGACAGTAATTCAACGTCTTCGCGCGGAGGCACTGTGCCGCCGCGTCAACCCAAGGGGCCAGCGTACCGGCCTCTGTAGAGTACGAGTACCGACGTGGCGGCACAGTCAGCGCAAGACCTCAAGGATCCGTGGCTGCGGAGCTATTTCCTCGCCCGGCTCTCCTCGCTCGATCGCGAGCGCTCCTCGTTCTTCACCACCTGGCAGGATCTTGCTGGCCAGTTCGCGCCGCGCCGCGGCTGGTTCCTGAGCGGTGCCAACGACAGCCGGCGCGGCGCCCGCAGGGACCGCCGCATCATCGACAACACGCCGCTGCTGGCCGCGCGCACCATGGCGAGCGGCATGATGGCCGGCATTTCGAGTCCGGCGCGTCCGTGGTTCCGGCTGCGCCTGACCATCGAGGCGCTGAACGAGCAGCCCGGCGTCCGCGCCTGGCTCGACCAGGTGCAGCGCCTGATGCTGGAGGTGTTCGCGCGCTCCAACCTCTACAACTGCCTGCACACGCTCTATGGCGAGCTCGGCGTGTTCGGCACCGGCGCGCTATGGGTCGACGAGGACGAGGAAACCGTGGTGCGCGGCTACACGCTCACCGTCGGCGAATATTGGCTGGCGAGCTCGCACCGCCTCGCCGTCGATACGCTCTACCGCTCGATGTGGTGGACGGTGCGCCAGATCGTCGACATGTTCGGCCGCGATGCAGTCTCCGCCGGCATTCGCGCCAACTACGATGCGGGGATACTCGATCTCGAGTACGAGATCATTCACGCCGTCGAGCCCAATCCGAACGCCGCTCCTTTGGCCGCGCGCCTGCCCAGCGATGCGGCGTTCCCCTGGAACGGACGGCTCACCGGCCAGCTTCCCTTCCGTTCCGTATGGTTCGAGCGCGGTCAGCAGGGCGACCGCTCGCTGCTGAAAGTCTCGGGCTACGAGGAATTCCCGGCCATGGCTCCGCGCTGGGACGTCGTCGGAACCGACACCTGGGGCTCGGGTCCCGGCTGGGTGGCGCTGGGCGATGCCCAGCAGCTGCAGATCCAGCAGCGCGACAAGCTGCAGGCCATCCAGAAGATGCATAAGCCGCCGATGGTCGGGCCGCCCGAGCTGCGCAACGAACCCGCCTCGCTGCTGCCCGGCGGCATCACATACACCAGCGATCCCACCGGCAAGGCCTTCCGCTCGGCGATCGATGTGCGCATCGACATAAGCCACCTGAGTGCCGACATCCGCGAGACGCAGGAGCGGGTGAAGGACGCCTTCTACGCCAACCTGTTCCTGATGATGGCCGAGAGCGACCGCCGCGAGATCACCGCACGCGAGATCGACGAGCGGCACGAGGAGAAGATGCTGATGCTTGGGCCGGTGCTCGAGCGCCTGCATGACGAGCTGCTCGATCCGCTGGTCAAGCGCGTGTTCAGCATCATGGCGCGCCACAACATGATCCCGCCGCCGCCCAGGGGCGTGCGGCCGCAGCAGCTCACCATCGAGTTCATCTCCATGCTGGCGCAGGCGCAGAAGGCGGTGGCGACCGGCGCCATCGAGCGCTTCTGGCAGTTCGGCATGCAGATCGCGGCGGCCAAGCCCGAAGCCATGGACCGCCTCGATCCCGATGGCACCATGGACGCCTACGCCGACATGACCGGCGTACCGGCCGGCATCACTGTCGAGCTCGACAAGGCGCTCAAGGTCCGCGCGGCGCGCGCCAAGGCGCAGCAGCAGCAGGCGGCACTGGCGAACGTCCAGCAGCTCGCCGCCACCGCCAAGAACGCCAGCCAGATCGATGTCGGCGGCGGGGCCAACGCCGTGCAACTCGCGTTGGGGAGGGTGTGATGACCCTTCGGCAGACCGACCGCGAACTTGCTGTCGAGATCGCCCGTCAGATCCTCACTGGATCGCGCGATCTCGGCTGGCTCATTCCACTCGCACGCGAGTTCCTGAGGCTCAGCGAACGCGAGCAAGCATCGGAGCCGAAGGATGAGTGACCTCGTCGAAGCCGGCCCGCTCGGGAACCAGCAGAAGGAGCAGGTGGTCGCGCGCGACGCCCGCACGAAGGCGCGCCAGCGCGACGAAGCCTTCCGATGGCTGATGGGCGATCGCAAAGGCCGCCTGCTGATGTGGGAACTGCTGGACAAGACCGGCGTGTTTCGCGGCGGCCTGATCGACACCGCGCGGCTCCTGTTCAACGAGGGCGCGCGCAATGTCGGGCTGAAGTACTTGGCCGATATCCAGCGGCTCGCCCCGCAGCAGTTCATCACCATGCAGGCCGAGCAGGCCGCGTCAAACGCGGCCCAGACCGCCCGGCCGGCGAAACCCGACGGAGAGAGCGATGACCGACCCGACTTCCAGCCCTGACACGACACCCGCGCCCGCCATGCCCACGCCTGGCACGCCGGCTCCCATGGCTGCCGTACAACCTTCCGGTCCATCGACGTCTCCCGCCGCGGCCGCACCCAGCATGCTGGGATCGGACGCGCCGGCACCCGCGCCGACCTACAGCGACTTCAAGCTGCCCGAGGGCGCGCCGGTCGACGACGAGTCGCTCAAGGCTGCCTCGACGCTGTTCGCCGATTCGGGTCTCAGCCAGGAGCAGGCACAGAAATTCATCGATCTCGCAGCGTCGCGCGAGCAGGCCTCGGCCCGGAAGGCCGTGCAGGCCTTCGTCGATCTGCAAACCAAATGGGTCTCGGAGATCAAGGCGGATCCCGATATCGGCGGCGACAAGTTCAAGGCATCGATTGCCTCGGCGGCCCGCGCGATCGATCGCCTTGCCATTCCGGGACTGCGCGAGGCGCTCGACCTCACGGGCGCGGGCAACAACCCCGCCATCGTGAAGGCCTTCGCCCGCATCGGCCAGATGATCTCCGAGGACAGGTTCCGGCCGGGCAATGGCGCCCCGCCGGCCGCCGCGAAGTCGCCGGCCGAAGTCATCTACGGCGCCCAGCCCAAGGGCGCCGCCGAATAGGAAACCTTCAGGAGTAGCGTAAATGGCAACCCTTTCATCTTCGGCGCTGACCCTTGGCGAGTGGGCCACGCGTCTAGATCCCGGCGGCATTCCCGCCGCGGTCATCGAACTGCTCGGCCAGACCAACGAGATGCTGACCGACATGCTGTGGATGCAGTGTAACGACGGCGCCGGCCACAAGACCACCGTGCGCACCGGCCTGCCCACGGCGACTTGGCGCCTGCTGAATTACGGCGTGCAGAAGTCCAAGAGCAATACGGCGCAGGTGCGTGACGCCACAGGCATGCTCGAGGCCTACAGCGACATCGACAAGGCGCTGGCCGACCTCAACGGCAATACCGCCGAGTTCCGCCTTGGCGAGGACATGGCGTTCATCGAGGCGATGAACCAGGGCATGCAGCAGACCGTGCTCTACGGCTCGACGGCCGTGAATCCGGAACGCTTCACCGGCCTCGGCCCGCGCTTCAACACCGTCAACACCGCCACCAGCGCGACGGCGGGCAACATCATCGATGCGGGCGGCTCGGGCTCGACCAACAGCTCGATCTGGCTGATCGGCTGGGGCCAGAATACCGCGCACGGACTGTTCCCCAAGGGTAGCAAGGCCGGCCTGCAGGTGCGTGACCTCGGCGAGGTGCCGCTCTACGACCAGAACAACAACGTCGATCAGGGCTACCGCACACACTTTAAGTGGGACTGTGGCTTGACGGTGCGCGACTGGCGATTCGTGGTGCGCATCGCCAACATCAAC